TATATATATACAACCCAGTTTTTTATCTTCTGTAAAATTGAACTGAATAAGACACCCAAATAATTGTATCTTTTTAAAGTTCAATCTCTCAACTATATTTATAGTCATTTTTTTTATTTTTCTCATTTTTTCTAGCTCCTTATTTAATCAAGTTTATCCATTGCATACCAGATCAAAAGACCCAGCGCAAAATATATGATATAGTATATGATAGTATCCATTTAATGAACCGGCAAAACTATCTTAATATTTTTAAATCTGGACCGGTCGCCGCACGCGTGTGTTTTCGCGGTACACGTTCCGCAGATCTTAGGACAGATGAAAACTTTTTCATCTGGAAAATTTGCGCGGATCTCTTGCCTATTTTCGCGGGTCATTGTTTGCGCGTTCCAATTATCTAAAGTGTTTTTTGTAACCTTAACCGGTACGAACTCGCCGCGGTAGATGTTCAGCTTTTTAATATAGTTTGCTATTGCTGAGTTCTCATAAATCCCGCCGGCGCTCAAATTCAAAGCATAATTTGCCGGCCACTGGTAACCGGTCCGGTCTAGCTCTTGGAATAAATGCAAGCTTTTAGAGTATCCATAAGCGCGGATCTGTGGGAACTTCTTTAGAGTATCCATCCAAAAGCGCAATATTTCTAGGTTTGGAAAATCGCCGTCGACGTATAGCCTAAAATCAACGGTTTTCTGGTTTTTGAACTTAGGCCGGGCCAATTGTCTTTTTAGCTCTGAAACAATCAATAAACGGTATACCGGGCCGCGTTCTAATACTGTGTTTAATAGCTGTCTAGTAAATGCATATGGATTGCGCCAGCCGCGGAACGAATAACACCAGCCGGAGAAAGTTCCGGCCAGCTTTTTAATCCATTTAAAACAGGATCCCGCGCCGGGACAATTGACGCCCGGCAACGTAGACCAATTTAAAAAGTTTAATTTCGCATTTTCAGCTTTAAAAATTTGCTGCGGTAGCTCTTTAATACTGATGTCTTTTAAATCTAAGCTAAAGAACTTAAAAAGCTTCCGCGCCGCCGCTTCATAGCCGGGCCGCTTCAAGTGCGCCGCTTTTGTGATCATAATTTTAAGCTGGTCCAAAATTGCGCGCTGGTTAAATTGCGCGGCCAGAATTTGAATAGCTATTTGATTTAAAAAGCTAAATTTTAAAGTGGTTTTTGTTGTCTTCTGTGTTTGTTTCATTTTAGTTAAAAATCCTTATTTTTTTAGTTTTTTTGAAAAAAATATTTGGCTTCACGACGGTAAGCGAAATTCAACTCTCCGCCCGTGAAGCCGTTTTTCACTTTTTACCGGTTCCAGTTTTGGCGCGAAATTTCACTTTTTAACCGGTCGCGGCGCTCCTTCATATCCTGTTCGGTTTCGCTGTCTTCGCCGAATTCTTCGCACTCTTTGCGCCAATTTTGCCAGTTAAAAACATGAGTTTTGATATTGTAATGGCTAACATGAATTTCTTCGTAGCCACCTTCATGGATCTCAATTAGCACTTTACAATCAATTGGTTTTTTGTCAATGATTGACTCGTTACGCATCATTGATAAAAACCAGTGCGGCGGCAACACGTTAAGCTTGTCTGGATCTGCGTTAAACTGGTTAATATCTACCGCTTGCATAGCAGCAGCAGCGCCGGCGATAAAGTCGCATTCATCGGTCAAGGTACCTTCTTTGCGCCTTCTTTTTAATGCGTCCACTACAGCGGCGCGGGTTTCCTTAAAACAGTTGTCGCGCTGGTCTAGTGGTCCTTTTGCAGCGTTCCTTGCTAAATCTAATACAGTTTTTCTTTGTGTTTTCTGTGTTTGTTTCATGGTTTTATTTATCCTCGTTTAGTTTGTTAATAGCCGCGTCAATTGCTGGCTGGTTATCAGTTGTTTTAATTACTTTATATCTAGCAAAAGCATAAGCGCTTCGCTTGTTGCACGTATACTCTAAAACGACCTCTAGTTTGTCATAGGATCCAAACTCGACGCCGTACCCGTCGCCGTAATTGATAGCTAGTATGTAATATGTTTTGTTATTCACTTTTTAAGCTCCTTGCGGCCGGGGCCGCTGTTGTTGTTATTTGTTAAAATCATATATACTGTATACTAGCACTTCATTTATGACTTGTCAACAGTCAATACAAAGCATACCCCGGACCGATCAAAGCAAAAAAATCTTAAGCGGATCCAAAAAAAATCATAAAATTTCTAGCTAGTTTTTCCCTATTTTTCCCGGGCCAGATTGTCACCCTCGAAAAACCAGCGGAACATAATTCCAATGGTCCTCAAAATACGTTCAATATGTCACCAAAAACCTCAATGACAAGGCTAGATTTTGGGCGTGATACGTATGGTCCCTTAAATTTTTTTTATCCCTTTTTGTCAACACATTCCAGTATGTAGTTTAGCTGTACGCTTAATGGACACTAATTGGCACACGCTTTCAAATGAAGATTCCGAGCTTCTGGCAGATGCAATTGATCAGCGCAAGGAATTCGTGGAAAAACTTGCAATTTTCCGCAGCGGTTTGCTGCCACCAGAGCAGCGCTGGTTACAGCTCGCAGCGCACGGCATTTACGACCAGCTAAGTGATCGAGAGCTCACAGTTTTGGAATTACGTACACTCAAACACACATTCCCAGTTATTGCCGATGCTTTAGGCATCAGCGTGTCCAGTGCAAAAACATACTGGCGCAGATGTTTGGCGAAATGCACCAAAGCTATCATGTCAACCAATACGCCAATAGATGATGAGTAAGAAAAAAGAAATCAACGCAGATGAAGTCACAATGCTGGCCAGTTTTGGTTGCACGATCATAGATATAGCAAAATACTTCCAGTGTGACGAGTCCACGATCCGCAAGAATTACAAAGCAGAATTCGAGTCTGGTCTGGAAGGACTCAAGCTAAATTTGCGTAAAAACCTAATAAAAATGTCACTTGAGTTACAAAACACCAGTGCATCCATATTCTTGGCTAAAAACTTTTTAGGCATGAGCGATAAGACGGCAGTAGACCTAACCGGAAACCTAGAAACCATATTGAAAGAGTGTGGTTTTGAAGACAATCCACATGATCAAACAGGTACTGAGCAAACAGAAGCTTTTCAAGCTCTTGGGTTATCAACCGACCCCACAACAGGCGGCCGTACATAATTCAACAGCGCGTTTTCGCGTATTAAACATGGGAAGACGTAGCGGCAAAAGTTACTTAGCTGCTTATGAAATTATTCCTTGGTTATTAACACCCAATACACGCGGCTGGATCCTTGCGCCTAATTATTCATTAGGTCAAAAGATAGCTAGAGAAGTTAAGCGCATTGTATTTCACGAATTAAGATTACCAGTAGAAACTAAAAAAGAAGTTAACGGCGATTTATACTTTTTGCGCCTTTCTGGTTTACATTCAGAACTATCGGTTAAGTCAGCTGACTCGCCCGAAAGCCTTATAGGTAGTTTCCCCCCTAGTCTAAGGCTGGGGGGGAAGAAAAACGACTGGCGAAGGAATTGATTATTTAATAGTAGATGAAATGGCGATTATACCGCAGCAAACATATGAGATGTATGTTCGCCCCACATTAGCAGATAGACAGGGTTGGGCCCTATTCTGTTCGACTCCACGCGGCTTTAATTATTTTGAGTACTTATATAGACTGGGTCAAGATAAAAAGTATACAGATTGGGACAGTTGGCAAGTGCCTAGTTGGGAATCTCCATTTTTTAAAGATGACATTGAGCAGCTGAAAAGCACACTTACGAAAGAGACTTTTTTACAGGAGATCGGAGCAGAATTTACTTCGTTTAGTGGAAAAATTTATCCATTTACGCGCAGCATACATATAAAGAAGAATTTAAAGTACGATAAAAACTTACCGGTGTATATTGGTATTGATTTTGGCTATCGTAAAAGTCATGTGTGTGTGCTCCAGACCAGAATGCGAGAAAAAGGTTTAGCTGATATTTTCCAGATTGATGAGATCGCATTATCGGACACTAAAACTGAGGACCTAGCAAAACTAGTTAAATCATTACCGTATCCAGTCACGGCCTACTTTGCGGATCCAGCTGGAGTGGGGGTTTCAATGCATACGGGAGTCAGTGATTTTTACCTGTTTTCTAAGCTCGGAATGCGCTTGCAGCACCGCAGAGATAAAGCGACTCGCGACGTAATCAACGGGGTTGGCCATGTTAGACGTTGGTTTGAAGATGCCAATGGAGATGCTCATTTTTTCGTAGCTCCCAGATGTAAAAAATCGATTGAAAGCTATGAAAATTACCGGTATCCAAAGCACCGAGAAGAACAGGCGCTAAGAGAAATGCCGTTAAAGGATGGAAGATTCGATCATGCCTGTGACGCGTTGCGTTTTGCTATTTGTAATCTTTTTTCTATAACAAGTAGACAAGTAGGACTTATAAATTGGTAATTCTTCAAGATTTATCCCAAAGCGCAATTACTGATGCGCTGAAAGATCACTTACAGTATATAGAAAACGAGCGGACCAAAGAGCGCGACTATATGATGGACTTCTATGAAGGCATTAATATGGACGAGTATGTGGCACGATATTTTACGCCAGAAACTTTAAGACAGGCTCCGATTTTAAACCAAAACTTAACCAAACGTGTCTGTAATCTACGGGGCATGACATATAAACGAGCTCCGAAATTAGACGCATCGGATGCGTATATGGATCGAGTGGATAAGTTTACGTTGCAAGCGGAACGCAGACAGCTGGAACGCCTGACATTTTTATTGGGTACGATGGCATTTAGATCTATGTGGAATGAAGCCACTCAGAAAGTTGAATACCAATGTTTACCACATTTTGAGCCTTTATTTTTAGCCGGCGATCGCAGAGATCAGCCAGTAGGTATTTGTTATCCGATTGAGTACCAAGGTATGGCGAGATTGGAAAAGCCATTGCACGCAGTTTGGACCGCAGACAGACCCGGTCAACCGGGACAACATTATTTACTGGATGAACATGGACAAAAGATTTCTGTAAATGAATTAGATCGCAATCCTTATGGAGTATTACCTGTTACATTTTGCCATAGACACCCCCCGATTCGAGACTTCTGGTCTGGATCCGGAGCTATGGATGTGGTATCAGTAGATCTTGCGGTGTGTGTGGCTCAGTTTGAATTACAATTAGCTGTTAAATATGGTGCAATGGGTATCAAATATCTTACCAATGTTGAAGATGCATCCAGAGTTCAGATTGGAGTAGATAAATTATTATATCTTCCACCAGATTCAGAATTAAAAGTAACCAATCCCGGTGGCAGCTTAGTAGAAATTGTTGACGCAACCAGATTTTTAGTTGAATCGTGCTTAAATAACAATCACATAAGAGCAAAATACGCTAGAAACGATTCTGGAAATGCTCCTAGTGCGGCCAGTTTAGCTATTATGGAGTTAGAATCTACATTAGAAAGAGATGCGAACACTGAAGACACATGGCGACCATGGGAGCACCGACGTTATGATGTAGATCGTGCTATTTTACAGGTAGAAGCCAATATTGATGTTGGTCCAGATTACTCAGTTGATTTCTTAGAACCTAATTATGCACTGGACCCACAATCAGAAATCGCAGTATGGGAATGGAGATTTAACCGTGGATTAGCCAGTGAAATGGACTGGTTTGATTACATGAATAGCGATGCCCCAGAATCTAAGAGAGAAGCTTTTAAGCAAATGCAAGCAGAACGCACTGAGCAAGACCAAACTCCACAAAACAGATTATTAAATAGACTACAAAACGATGCCAATACAGGATGATGCAGTTAATGACTATTTACGCGCATTAGAATCAGCAGAAGACGAGTTTTTAAAAGATGTTAAGCAAATGGAAGAAGATGGTTTTTCTACAGCTGAAATATTGGCTTTTCTCGCTGCGCTTGATATGTCGACCTACTTTATTGAAGATTTACGTATGGCTGCCGGAGTCAGTACCGCAGTGCTTACAACGACGAATCTTTTGGATGATATGCAGTTTTTTGGGTCTATCACAGAAACTCAGCTTGTGGCGCTCTCAAACGTCCAACAAAGCACACTACTAAAATACGCGAATTATACAGGAGAAACCATTCGTCAAGAGATTATGAATGGGATACAGGCGGGCTATACTGAAAGTCAAATAAAAGACTCATTTACACGCTCTTCATTAGTAAATAAAGCAAGAATTGATGATATAGTTGCAGATACGGTTACCAATTATGAGCAGCAAGTTATTTTTACAATGGCTGAAGATTTGCCGGGAGATACTGAATTTCATTACGTAGGTCCATTGGATAGTAGGACCCGGCCATTATGTAGAGATATTATTGCAGCTGCACCTATGACTCGGCAAGAAATTGATTCCAGATTTCCCGGTTGTCTTACTGATCGAGGTGGGCATCAATGCCGCCATGTTTGGTCTCCAGTGTCGCCGGATGTCTCATATAAGAAAGAAGCACAGGGTCAGATTCAAACATTAAAAGACGCTGGCAAATACAAAAAACCATTAACACTAAAGCAGTATTATGACGCTAGATAAAGCACTGGAACGCATATTAGATTTTAAGAAATCCGACATGAATAAACATGGCAAGCGTATTGCTAAAAAACACCGTGAGCAATTCACAGCTGGTGTGGATCGTATGGGCAAATTTTTTAAGGCCTATTCGCCG